AGCTTATGGAGATGTAGTGAGAGGATGTCTCATTGCACCTGATGACGAAGAATTGTGTGGCTCTGATATGTCCTCTCTTGAGGATAGGATCAAGCAACACTTTCTTATGCCACATGACCCAGAGTATGTACAAAAGATGTTAGCTGATGATTATGACCCTCACCTTACTCTCGCTGAGTTTGCCGGGTTCATATCTGCTGAAGAACACAAGGGCTATATAAAGGACAAAGCTAGTTTCAAAAGGATAAAACCTATCAGGGATTATTCAAAGAACACTAACTATGCATGCCAGTACGGAGCTACTGGAGCAAGGGTAGCGCTCACTTGTGGGATCAGTAAGGAGAAAGGAGATGAGCTAGTAGAGAACTATTGGAAGTTGAATTGGGCTATCAAAGTTGTAGCTAATGAACAGACCTACAAGAAATTGGGGACTGTGCAGAATAGCGAGCAGCTATGGTTGTTCAATCCAATAAGTAAACTGTGGTATTCATTACGAAATGTAAAGGATATATTCAGTACACTATGTCAAGGGACTGCGTCCTATGTGTTCGATACTTGGATCAAGTACGTTAGAAGTAGGAGATGGGCAATGACTGGCCAATTCCACGATGAAGGTATCTGGTCCATTAAGCTAGGCTTCCGTAATGAAGCAGAGGGACTACTCCGTTGGGCAATCCAACAAGCAAATGAAGAACTAAAACTCAATAGAGTTCTGGACATTGACGTCCAGTTTGGAAATAACTATGCGGAAATTCACTAGAGGAAATTGAATGTCGTTAAATGCCAAGAATGTAAAATCAAATAAGTCACGAGTAAAACAGCCAGTGCTTGAGCCTGCTGGTTATCCGGGTCGATTGGTACAAGTAATCGACTTTGGATTGCAGAATCAACGTCCCTTCAAAGGGGAAGAGAAGCCACCGGCACTTGAGATTGGTCTGACATATGAACTGTCAGATGAGTTCTGCGTTGATAAAGATGGTAACGTAGAAGAAGACAAACCACGTTGGATCTCGGAGATCATCCCGTTCCATAACTTGTCTGCGGATAAGGCTAAGAGTACCCAGCGGTACTACGCCATTGATCCTACAGAAGACAAGGGTGGTGACTTTACCCAGTTGTTAGGTATGCCGTGTACGGTTAACATTGTCAACAATGTCCGTGATGGTGAGACCTATAACAACGTAGGTTCATTGTCAGCTATCCGTGCTAAGGATGCAGCTAAACTACCTCAGTTGGTAGGTGAGCCGTCATTCTTTAGTTTGGATGAACCTGATTTGGAACTGTTCAATAGTTACCCTGATTGGATCAGGGATAAGATCAAAGGTAACCTTAACTTCAATGGCTCTGTTCTGCAGAAGGCATTGAGTGGTAAGCCTGCACCTAAAGATGATAAGAAGGGTAAAGATCCAGAACCTCAAGAAGGTGAAGGTAATGGAGGTGATGTACCTTGGTAAGCAAAGGTGTGAGGTCTGAAGTAATACCTCGTATTGATGCTGACTTATTGGTATATCAGGTAGCGTTTGCACAACAGAAGAAGAATGAGCAAGGTGTACTTGAAGTAAATTCTTTTGACAGTTGTGTAGACCTACTGGAAACAATTGTTGGACAAATCTGTCAAGAGGTATGGGCTACTGAAAAGCCTATATTTTACTTGACAGGTGGTGAGCAGTTGACCAGATCACTAGCGAAGACTTCTAAAAGTTTAGGATATGACCCTAAACCATATGTAGAAAACTTCCGTGTGAAGTTGGCTAAGACTGTGCCTTATAAATCTAACAGGCCAGAGAAGCCATACCACTATAACAACCTTAATATGTACATAGCAAATATGTATGATACTAAAGTGTCAAGTGGTATGGAGGCAGATGATATCCTAGCAATAGATCATCTTGCTACTCCTGATGGACTTACTTCTGTTCTGTGCAGTAGGGACAAAGACTTAATGATGATACCTGGCAAGCATTATAGCTGGCCTTGTTATAAATCAGAAGGTAAGAGGTCTACTGTTACAGAGCTTGGTGAGTTGCTTGAGCCTGATAGAGGTAAGGGTATTAATGGGTCAGGGTTGAAGTTCTTTTATGCCCAGTGTCTTACTGGCGACAGGACTGATACTATCCCTGGCCTAGCGGGGTATGGCCCTGTATCTGCATACAAGCTACTTAAGGATGCAGAGACAGAGTTTGATTGTTTCAAACTGGTTACAGAAGAATATACGAAAAACCAGAAGTCTCTTGATTACTTTATGGAACAAGCTAATCTTCTGTGGATTATAAGAAAACTAGACGAGTCTGGGAGGCCAGTACTATATGTCCCACCAAGTTGATGATTGTAATTGTAACCATCTTTGTGATGACCACTTTGTGAGCGTTGATTACAAAGAGTACATCAAGATGAGATATGACCAGACACTGCTTCATGCATTACTTGATACAGGTGTGAAAGACTGGAACAAGTTTAGAGAAGCAACAGAGTTGGCAGAGAAAAACTATAGAAGGAAATACAATTGAGCGAAGAAAAAGAAAAAGCTTATAAAGGGTATAGTCTATTCAACGATGTTGAGTCAGTCAGACTTAGGACTTGGAATCGTTGTGCTATGTACTTAAACTCAAGAAGAGATGGAGGGGAAAAGTTGGCCGAGGCTTACCTGTCAAAGATTGATGATATTGGCAGACAACAGATTAGTCGGATGATGGCCGAGATAAGAGAAAGAGGTTACGAGACCGTAAAGCGTGAATTGATAAGGAACTTGAATGGCTAAGATACTTATCCTAGATATAGAAACAAAACCTATCCTAGCGTATGTTTGGGGATTGTTCAAGGCTAATGTTGGTCCTCAACAGATTGTTGACCATAGCTCTATCTTGTCATTCGCAGCAAAGTGGTTAGGTAATGACAGGGTTGCTTACTATAGCTCCCGCAAGATGTCTGAGAAAGATTTGCTGAAGAAGCTTATGACGTTCTTGGACAAGGCTGACATCATCGTAGCCCACAATGGAAAGAAGTTTGACTTAGGTAAGATTAAGGCCAGAGCTTTAGTGCATGGCATTCTTCCCCCAAGTCCGTATAAGATAGTAGATACATTGATAGTTGCCAAGAATGAATTCAACTTCGATGGCAATTCTCTAGCTATCTTGTCAGATGTACTTAAGTGTAACCATCGTAAAGGTTCACATCGTAAGTTCCCTGGGTTTGAACTCTGGCTTGAGATTATGAAGAATAATCGAGAAGCATGGAAAGAGCTTAGAGAGTATAACATCCTTGATGTACTTGTACTTGAGGATGTGTATATGAAGATGCGTCCTTGGATTACTAACCATCCTAATGTTGGATTGATTAGCAACAGTACAGGTACTGTGTGTCCTAAGTGCGGTAGCAATCATATCCAGTGGAGGGGTTATGTAACCTTGATTGCGTCTAAGTACAGACGATTCCAATGTCAAGGTTGTGGTGGTTGGGGTAGATCAAGAGTCAATATCCTTGAAGCTAAAGGGAGAAGAGAACTTGCAGCAAATGTATCAGGCTAGAAGAAAACAAACAGAACCTCGTGAGCATGACCATCTCAGGGCAGTGCCTAGAGGTATGGAGTATCACTTCTACCTCACAGAGGCTATAGAGATGAATGGGAATATCCATAATCTTTGTGATACGCTTAGGATGGCTAATCAGAATGATATGGTGTTCATACATCTTAATTCACCTGGAGGTGAGTTGAGAGTAGCTGCTCAGATAATCTCTGCCATGAAGGACAGCAATTCTAATGTTGTCACTTGTGCAGAAGGAGAGGTGTACTCTGCAGCATCATTGATCTTCTTTGCAGGATCTGGGTACTCTATCTCTAACTTCTCTAACTTCATGATTCATAATGCGTCAACATTCTCTGGTGGCGTGTTAACTAACATTAAGAATGACATTGACAATGTAGAATCATGGATTACTTCGATGTATAAAGAGGTCTATGTACCGTTCTTTACAGAAGAAGAGATAGACTCTATCCTTGAATCTGGTAAGGACTTCTACTTTAACCCTATCGAAATTATAGGTAGGATTGACAGAGTTCGTGGAGATAGTATATGATGATAGAAATTTTCTGTAAGAAAGGTACGGAGTTAGCTGAAGAAGTTAAGGGCCTTATTCGCTCAAGAGAATTGGGTAAGAAGGTTAAGATCACTATCACAGATAATGGTCCAGAGATCCCTGTACTAAAAGCTATTAGTGGTGAGTACAGAGGTGTCCAAAAGATAACTTCGTATCTGAAAGGATTTTTCGTATGAATGGGAAAGCAGCAAAGAAGCTTCGTAAGTTGGCAAGGCTCTTAGCAGTAGAAGGTTTGAAGCAGTTAGTTGATGAGAAGACTGCAGAGGGCATCACTGTTAACTCTCTTGATGTAATTGAAAAGAACCAAGAGTATGTTACAGCCAAGGATGGTTCTGTAAGATTGCCATCTATGTCATCTAAGTTCCAGAAAAGGAAGCTTAAAGAGGCTTATGCAGAGAGGAAGAATGGCAAGACAGCCTCGTAAAGTAAGGCCTAATGAAAGGTATCAAGGATACGACAGCAAGTTTGAACATGACCTTCACCGCAAGGTTCTGTACAATTGGAAGTCTCATGGTGTCAAGATACCTTACAAGGTACATAAGGAATACCACCCAGACTTTATTAGGGTAGTCAATGGAGTGACTATCTTAGTAGAGGCTAAGGGTAGGTTCTGGGATAGTGAAGAGTACTCTAAGTATGTATGGGTTAACTCCCAGCTACCAGAGAACTACAAGCTAGTGTTTATCTTTTACAATCCAAACCATCCTATGCCTAGGTCTAAGACTAGGAAGAATGGTACCAAGAGAACTCATGGTGAGTGGGCAACCGACATGGGATTCGAGTGGTATACAATGGATACATTCCCGGAGGAATGGAAAAACTAATGTCTGAAGTTACTAAACCTAGTAACCCAAAGGATATTGTAGGGGTACGTAAAGTGCCCCTTTCTACCCTTTCAGCTCCTGTAATAGCTGAAGCTGGTCTAGGTATGTTAGAGGGTGCTGTCAAATATGGCAGACATAATTACAGAGTTGTAGGTGTTAGGGCTAGTGTGTACTACGATGCTACCATGAGGCATCTTATGTCATGGTGGGAAGGTGAGGACTATGACCCAGATAGCGATGCCAATCTTAGTCATATCTCTAAAGCAATTACATCATTGATTGTTCTCAGGGATGCGATGATAC